GGTATTTTACCATGATGTACTCGCCATCATTTTGCTGTAGAACCGAGACGATTTCATCGCAATCCGATAAATTCATCTCTGTCGGAAGATCGCCATTAACCCCCCCGACGCAATTTACAACCGACATGGTGCCTTCGAGGTTGTCACGCTGCAGGACATCCTGAGTTTCTCTGGCGGCCTGCCCTAAACGGGCTGCTGCACTATTCAGGATTGGGTCTTCGTTGGTGATAGTCACTTGACGTGTCATCACAATATATGTCGAATACACACGTACACGACAATCGATATCCACACGATTCAATAATTGAGCCGGTGGATTTTGCTGGGCATCATCGAGCGGAACAGGAAACAAATCCAATCTTTCATAGCGCGACTGCCTGTCGATATACCCCATGTTGTCCGGAAGCATGACGGGAGTGGCTGCTAAGTTATGGATTAAGTTTCTTTCCGGCGTCGACAACAATTTTTCATTATAACGCTGCTGTATCTGAGGGGGCAGCGATCCAAGTGAAACTGTCATTATCAGACTCCATTTTTATGGAGCCGGCAATCATCCCATCGGAGGAGAGAATCCCGACATCGAAGCATAATGCATCATTTCTTCATATAGCTTAGAACGATCTTGAGACATGCTGAAAGCTTTAGCCATCGGTCTTTTTTCGATAGCTTGGGGCGACTGAAGCATAGATTCGTTTTCTGCTATTTTTTTTGCTGCTTCTTTTTGATGGATTCTTTCTGGCATATCTTTTTCAAGATTCAATGCCTTTATATATTTGTATGTTTGCACGCCCATCTTGTAGGGATCGCGCATCTCCGATATAACTCCCGCTAGCTCCGGTTCTTTTTCTTCAAAAAGCTCAAGAGTTTTCGCGTTAACGACAGAATCGAAATCGGGATATTTGACCTTAAAAGAATTCATTAATTCTTTTTGCTTTTGGATGGCTAGCTGCTGCTCCAGACTTTCAACTTTTTTCAAAAGGGGCTGTACAACCTTGCTCGCTGTTTTTTTTACACCATCATAATTGATGTAGTCATCGGCAGAGGGTTCCGGCTCTTCTTGCGTCTGCTGGTTTTTCTGAAACTCTAACGCTTGCTTCAAAAGCTGCTCTCTTTCCTGATCTCTTCTGCTAAATTCCGCATCTCTTCTGCGCAATTCCGCGATTTCTTGACGCGCAGCACGCCAGTTTCTTTCTTGTCTTTCATCGACAGGAATTGGCGCCTGCTGTGGAGTTTCTGGCTGATCATCCCGAGGTACGGCCTCGCTTATTTCGTTTTTTTGAATTGACTCTTCCATACACTTCCCTTTGCGCTGGCGAGGCGCGTTTCAACCGGAGCCCGCTTGGGCTTGAAATGAATGTAAATAATTATTTGAATTTTGTCAAAAAAATATTTTACACAAACTTCCTCATGGCGTGCCGTGTAAAAAAATAATCTTTGTGCATGGGAAAAAATTTGGCGGATATCGCCGTAAAAAATCGGATTTTTGCTTTCTATAGAATTTAAAAATTTACAACGTTTATGAAACGAATATTAATTGACGGGTTAAGATGCAAAAAAATGTAAACTTTTGGGAATTTTAGACTTGTTGCTTAAACGATCGTTTATGTAACATCCGATATGACGCGATTAAATTCGCTTTCGCACCAGCGCTCTTTGTGTTCGTTGCGGATTCTTGCCGAATTTTCAGGCAGCTCTTCTTGGGGGATCGCCCACGACCCGCTTTTCATTATCTCGAAACCGAAATGATTAAGATCAAAGTTTTTCCAGGCCATTATGTCTTTGATGTAGTTGTTGCAATATTGATCTCTATTCATCAAAACATTCGGCATCGCGCTCCAATGGGGGAGGCACCATAGAAACTTAACGATTCCGCGTTTTGAATTCACGTAGTACACGATTGTATCGTCTTCCGGCCATGGGCGATAAAATGTTTTATACAAAGTTCTGTGGATGGCGCGCTGCATTTGCGCGTCTTTTTTTTCATGAATAGTGATGTAAAAGGGGCGTTCTTCCCCTTTATTTTCTTCAAGCATCTTGTTAATGTTATCTACAAGAGATTTTGTAAGCTCGCGCGACAAATCTCCCGCATCGACATAACGCTCTTTGTTATTTATAGCTAAATCCCGGTATATCGCCCCGACCGTTTTTCGGGTCGGGTCGAAATACGAGATATTATCGTTATTATTCATAACGGCCCTTATACGCCTGAGACCGGATCTTAGAGGCTTCTTTGGCCTGAATGCGGTTTCTCTTCTCGATATAATTCAAGGGATTGCCGGTTTTTCCGGTAAACTCGTTTTCTGGAGCTTGATAATTTTCTGTCATCGGAGCTTTATATTTTTCGCTCCAATCAGTTAGATTCTTTTCTGAGTACTTCATGGGAACCCCCTTGTGAATTTAAATTTTAATCTATCAAATATAGGAAAAGGTGTCAAAAAAAATGTATGTAAAATACTTATTCACTATCGATGAGAAAAGAGAGGCTTGGGGAGAAGGCTTGTGGGTATACGAGCCGGACTATGTAGAAATTTACATAAAGGACGTTTTCTTTACTATCATAAGAGATGATGAAAAATTTTTACAAGCATCCGCTACGCTTGACAACTTTCATCCTTTGCATAACGGACATGGCCACATATATATGACTTACAGAAAAAAAGAATACATATCTTTTATTGAAATATTATGCTCTTGCTCTAAAGTTTCTGATTACATAAATTCTTTCGATCCGGTCTAGAATCGGAAAAAATCATCTTTCAAAAAAATACTATAAAGGTTAATGTAAAATAAAAATTTACATTAACACATGTTGATCCCGCACAAATTCGCGCCTAGAGAATATCAAATTCCTGTTTTGAAAGCTCTACAGAACGGCTGCAAAAAAGCAGTTCTGGTATGGGCTAGAGGTCTGGGAAAAGATCTTGTAGCAATGAATTACTTGATAATGCAGGCTTTGCAATCGCCGGGTGTTTATCTGCACTGCTTTCCGAATTACAACCAAGCCAAGCGCGCAATCTGGAAAAGCGTCCACGACACGCACGACGGCGATTCTATCTCATACCTAGACCACATCCCCGAAAATCTGATAAAGCACAAAAACAGCTCGGAAATGATGATCCAATTCGTAAACGGATCTATTTATTGTGTGATGGGCCTGGACGGGAAAAACGCTATGCGCGCCCGAGGGATGAACCCCAAATTCGTTGTTTTATCCGAATACGCCTTCATGGATGCGGAAAGTTGGCATACAATAGAGCCTCGTGTTAAACAAAATAATGGTACAGTAATTTTTATTAGCACCCCTAATGGCAAAAATCATTTTTGGGAGCTGTATCAATATGCAAAAAATGACAAAAGCTACTTTACATCATTCAAGACGATTGAAGATGCAAAGACTTTATCAAAGAACGACATTGAACAGCTGCGCCGAGAAGGGGTTCCAGAAGATTTTATACAGCAAGAATATTACTGCTCGTTCGAGCGTGGAAGCCAAGGTTCATATTATGGCAAGCTCATTCAGAAAGCTCGTGATGAAAACCGTATATGCCGTTTCCCGATTTATCCGGGACTGCCTGTTCATAGCGCTTGGGATATCGGCGTTGGTGATTCTACCGCTATTTTTCTTTTTCAGCATCTTGCTAACGGCCACTATAATTTCATACATTATTATGAAAATAGCGGTGAATCTCTTCTCCATTATTTGCGGTTCTTAAATAGATACCGAGAAGAAAAGGGCATAGAATACGGCCGTCATTTCGTTCCTCACGATATGAAAAACCGCGAATTCACAAGCGGGGTAGACAGACTCGAAAGCGCTCGTGAATTCGGCTACAGGATGGATGTTGTAGCGAAAAAGCCTATTGATGAAGGCGTGAATTCTGTCAGATCTTTTCTTCCTTTATGCAAATTTCATCTAGACAATTGCGCCCACGGCATCAAATGCTTGGATTTCTACAGAAAAAAGTATAACGAACAGCTGAAAGTTTATTATGACGAGCCGTGCCACGACAGATGGAGCCACGGAGCGGATGCTTTTAGATACGCCGTTATCGGTATAAACAGCATCGGTCTAGAGCCTAATGCTTCTAACAGCGATGTTGAAGCCATAAATAAATTCTTCGGAGGGGTTTAGGTGCCAAAAAATAATGATCCCATCATCTATCCCGGAAGCGATGTTGGCCTTGATTTTGACAGGCAGCGCCAAAGCAATTACTCTTCTTGCATTTCAATTTTGCAAACGCAATGGTACCAAGCCGATCTAGACCAAAGATTCGTACTTGGGGATCAAGACATCTGGAATCTTTTGTATCCTGGAGTCTCTGCAAGCCGTCGCAAGACGTTTAATTTCAATATAATAAATTCTTTGATCCAAGCGGTAAGCGGGCACCAGAGGCAGACAAGAAAATCCACCGTCTGTATCCCCATACATGACGGTATGCAGAAAACAGCGGATCAAATTACAAAATGCTTGTACCACGTGCATTCTCAGCCCGGATTTTACGAAACATACTCTGACGCTTTCGAGCAAGGGGCATTAGCGCAAGGAATCGGACTTCTATCGCTATTTAAAGACACTTCATCCGATTTCGTCTCGGGCGATATAAAAATGCGATATGTAGATTTCAAATCCGTCTTGATAGATCCATTTTTCAGAAAGAAAGATCTGTCAGATTGCAGGTTTATTTGGACCCGGCAGTTTTTCGATAAAGAAGAAGCTGTAAGATATTATCCGCAGCTGAAGGATTATATAGAAGATATGCCTTCTCAGGGGTATAGAGACGATAAATTTTATTATATGCCTGAAGTCTATCAAATTCAGTTTCCAAACATGCTAGCGATTGACGAGTACTGGTATTTATCAGACCGCGAAGCTATATGCATAGTCGATACAGAAACGAATGAAATGCAAGAATTTACCGGAGACGAAGAATACTTAAGAGACATTAACATGCATTTCGGGGGCCGTCTAAAAGTTATAAAAAAAAGAAGGCCGACAGTAAGACGGCAATTCATTATAAACGACCACGCCGTAAAAGACGAAGAAAACCCCTATCACATAGACCGCTATCCTTACGTGCCGGTGTTGGGGTATTTTACCGACACTCCATACTATGCGCTTAAGTTCCGCGGATTAACGAGGGATCTCAGAGACGCGCAATTTTTATTTAACAGAAGAAAAGTTGCCGATCTTGACATATTAGAGGCTCAGCAGCAAGGTCTTATCATCGAGCAAGGATCTCTTGTAACGCCTGATG